AGTGTGAAATACCGGGATACTTCAGGCGTAAGTGCTGGAGTTAAACAGGTTACCGGTGACAAGTTGCGCTTTGATCTGACCCAGGGCTTTGATGAGCAGATTCTCTCGGGCGCGGTGCGTTTTATGCTGGGTTCAGACACTTATCTGGACCGTACCGGTACCTTGGTACGCAATGTAAATCCAGCCAATAACAGTGGCACCAGTTCCGGCAGTATTCAGTATGGTACTGGTAAGATCGAAATCGACAGCTGGACACCAAATACGGATAACCACCTGACACTGCAGTCTTTAACCACCACTACAGATATGCCCCCGGTCAACCGTATCAGCTTTAGAACACCGGTCAGTCCGCTGCGTCCCGGATCGTTAACAGTCGTCGTAGCCACACTGGACTTCGGGCAGCTCACATTGCGGGCCGATGATGACGGCATCATTGAAACCAGCCGTGCACATGGCCAGATTAATTACGATACCGGTTTTGTGGATCTGTTTTTTTACACCAAAACCAAGATTACTGAGGCTAACCGTGTAGGACTGGAGAGTGAACCCTGGTATGACCCATTACTGGAGTATCAGGAAGGCACTGAAACTTTTATCAATATACCGGTATGGGTTGCGCCGGAATCGGTCCGTTATAACGCGGTGGCTTATACTTATATTCCACTGGATGCTGAGATCTTGGGGCTATCCGCTACACGTCTGCCGCTGGATGGCCGGGTACCGATTTATCGGGTTGGTGATATTGGTATTGTCAGCTCCAGCAAAATATTTGAGCTACCGGATCATATCGCTGGCCAGACTTATGAGTTGCCAGATCAGCGCATTTCATGGGCCGAGCTGGAAGATGCCGACGGGGTAAAAGTGCCATTTGATATGTACAGCGTGGACTACGATTACGGCAAGTTTACGCTAGGTGGTGACTTTGCGTTAAATGCACTAGTTGCACCGCTCAGCATGCGTTATCGCTATCAGGACATGCTGCTGATCCGTGATGTACAGATCAACGGCCAGCTGACCTTTACCAAACCTTTAACGCATAACTACGATGCTGAAAATACCATTGTCGGTTCAGCGTTGGTCATAGGTGATATGCAGGCCCGGTCCACCGGTAAATTTGTACAGCAGTCCTGGAATAGTGTCTGGTTAGATGAGGCCACTGGCGGGGCCATTTCAGCCAATTACAATGATGCCTTGTATCCAATTAAAGTTACAAATAATGGCG